ATCAAGGCTGGCATGCAGTCCACAGACTCCAATGGACAGCCTCGAGTGCTGCCGTTGTACGAGTACGAGCGCATGGTTCGCGACGACCCGCGTTGGGAATACACCAACAACGCTTATGCGACATACACGAAGGTTGGTACTGATTTGCTTCGCATGTTCGGGTTCAGGTGATCTAAGTGCCTACACCATATGAACAAAGTGTTCTTGACAAGCTAGCGTCTGGAAACATGGCTTCACTTACGGCCAAAGACTGGAATGCCGTGCGCGTCATGGAGGCCACGAACAACGCTCGTGCAGCGATTGGTCAGGCACCTACATACAACTACACCCCTGCCGGATCTCAGTCTGGACCAGCCGAGCAAGACCCCGATCAAGATCCTGGTGGTGGAGGGCAAACCCCCGGCGATAAAGCACAAGAGACGTACTACAAGAACCTTCAAGCTCAACTGGAAGCAGAGCAACGTCAGGCCCGTGAAGGTGCCAAGGCATTCCTTCGCAACATCTTGAGCCAGTACGGCATGGAATCTCTGTCTGGTTCCGTTGAAAGCCTGGTTGGTCAATGGGGTAATAACACAGAAGTTATAGCCGAACGTCTACGGCAAACCGATTCTTACAAGACGCGCTTCCGTGGGATGCTGCAATTGCAGACCAAGGGTGTTCCCGACATTCGTAATGAGGCTGAGTACATCCAGTTGGAGTCTGACTACAGGCGAGTTTTCCGAGAGAACAACCTGACTGAGTTTCTGGGAACTCCCGGCACAGACGGTGAGTACGGCAAGATTGCCGACCTTGTCGGTAACTTCTCTGTCAGCGTGAACGAAGTTCGTGATCGCATTGCTGATGCACAGCGTGTTGTGTACCAGACTCCCCAAGAGATCCGCGATTCACTTCGCGACTTCTACAACATTGAAGCAGACGCCCTGGTTGGCTACGTCCTTGATCCAGATCGAGCAACCACGGACATCAACAGGATTGCCAACGCTGCTCTTATCGGTGGCGCAGCGCGACAGACGGATCTGAACTTGGGTCGTGGCGTAAGTGAACAGATTGCTGGTGCCTTCGCGGGTAACGACGACATCAATGCTGATGCCTTCCGTACCCGACTGACGAGCATCGCTACTCAGCGCAACGCTACGTCACGGTTGGCAAATCTAGAGAAGTCCACCTTGTCAGACGATGAGGTGGCATTGGCAGAACTAGACCTTGACGTTGGCGCACAGAAGAAGGTCAAGGGATTGCAGTCCCGCGAACGCGCACGCTTCAGCGGAAGTTCTGCAATCACAGCTGGCACCTTGAGCCAGCGCGGCGGCTACTAGCCGTCGGGGCGCGACAGGTAAGTGCTATCGGTCTTTTCCCATCGAAGGATGGCAGATCGCTCTAGCAAACCCCCGTTCGATTCGGGGCGCGTCCACTCCGACTGAGATCAGCCGGCCCTCAGCGAGTATCAGCCCGGTAGTAGAAGCCAGCACACTCCCCCAAGTGGTGCTGTGGTCTGCGATTCATCTAATGATTGGGAGTAATTGCATGTCTGAGAACATCAACTGGGACGACGAAGATTTCGATCTTGATCAGGACGCTGATCTGGCGAATGACTCTAAGGCCATGAAGGAACTGCGTAAGGCCAATAGGGCCAAGGACAAGCAACTTAAAGAGATGAGCGAGATGCTCGAGTCTTTGAAGGCTGCCCAGCGCGAACGTTCCATCAAAGATGTCCTCTCGTCTAAGGGACTGAACGACAAGATTTCTGCGTTCATTCCTAATGACATTACCTCCGCTGAGGAGGTAGAGAACTGGGTTTCTGAATACGGAGAAGTCTTCGGAATTCAGGCCGAGTCCTCTGACGCAGAAAGCACGCCTGCTGTTGACCCGAATGCAGCGGCTCTCAACCGGATCAGTCAAGCACAGTCGTCAGGCCAGACCTTGTCTGGAGATCCTGACCAGATGGCTTCGCTGATTGCGGCTGCGTCCAATCCTGAAGAACTCAACAAGATCCTCTTCGGGAGCGCACTCGGGCCAGAGGCGTACTAACTGCGTTTCTGACATCCAACTATTCACTTGAAGGAGGTGAATCACTATGGCAGATGCATATACCAATACCTCAGCCGTTGCTGGCTTGGTCAAGACCGCTTATGACCGCTACGTCGAGTTTTCCCTGCGTTCGCAGCCGATGTATCGGTCTTTGGCAGACAAGCGTCCAGTCCAGCAGGCTATGCCGGGTTCTTCCGTAGTGTTCTCGCTGTACAACGATCTCTCGGCGGCAACGTCGACGTTGACGGAGGGCACGGACCCCGACGCTGTTGCGATCAGCAACGTCAGCACCGTTACGGTGACCCTGAATGAGTACGGCAATGTCGTGCTGCAGACCCGCAAGTTGGGCGAATTCGCTTTCAGCGACGTCGACCCCGCTGTCGCTAATATCGTCAGCTACAATCTCGCGGATTCGCTCGACACCGTGGTGGCTGCCGTTCTCGATGGTGGCACCAACGTTCTGTACGGCACGGGTGGCGCGTCCACTCCGACCGCTACGAACGAGGTTGCTGCTGAGGACGTCATCGCTGGCGCGGATCTCCGCAAGGCTGTGTCCAAGCTGCGTGCCGGCAAGGCTGTCCCCAAGGAGGGCATGCTCTACGCCGCGTACATGCACCCGCTGGTCGCGCACGACCTTCGTGCAGAGACTGGCTCGCTTGCGTTTGAAGACATTCGCAAGTACACCGAGCCGAACGTTGGCAACGTCCTCAACGCCGTGACTGGCGTGTACGGCGGTGCCTACGTTGTGGAGACTCCGCGTGGGTACTCCGCTGCAGACGGCGCATCGAGCGAGGTTGTCTACCGCACCTTCGTGTGTGGTCAGCAGGCTCTCGCCGAGGCGACTGCCGTGGAGCCGGGAATCGTCATTGGGCCTGTCGTTGACAAGCTCATGCGTGACCGTCCCATCGGTTGGTACTCACTCCAGGGCTGGAGCGTTTACCGTCAGGCGGCTCTGTACCGCATTGAGTCGTCCTCTTCGATTTCCTAATCGAAACCCTGTTGGTGGGGGGTCGCTGCTCACAAGGCGGCGGCCCCCTGCTGCATCTATTGGAGACTTTGTGACATACGTTCTGCGAACACCAACACAGGAGATCGCCTACACAGATCACATTCTCCTGAGCAGATACCCAGTTCTGGTCGGGATATCACTTCTGATAACTGGCGGTACTGCTACTGAAACTTCCGATCCGTCTCAAGACGAGATCGATGCTGCTGACTACTACTTCGGTGGTGGTCGTGACCACATCCTTTCCGATGCTGAGTATGCCGTTGTTGTTGCAGCGGGATACGGCGACTATGTGAGCGTGGAATGAATTGTCGAGAAGGTTGCAAGACCAAGGATCACTCTTCCTATGCAGAGTGCCTGCAGTCTGCCAACGTGACGGTGACCGCTGTCATCAATAGTCCGTTGCAGTCTGCTTATGAGAAGACGAAGTCGGATCTCTCTGCATTCCGTGAGGCTCGCAGTTACGGCATCATGCCGGAGGGCACAACTAAGGAAAAGGTGGACGCCGCTAAGGCGGCAACAAAGGCCCTAGGAAGGCCCTACGACGCCGCTAAAGATCCGCCTACATCCATGATCTCAACTAAGAAGGCTGTGTCTGCTGTGAAGCGTTTGGGGGCTGATCTTTAGTGTCTACGTTCAGCCAGATGGTGGATCAAACCATTCTGTATTTGCATGGATTCTCAACTGTTCAGGATGAGTCCACTCACTTGACGCAGTCTGCTACTGACTCTGACACCACATTGACGGTGGCTAGCACCCAGTCGGTCAGTCGTGGGCTTGTGGAGATCGGTGACGAACTGATCTGGGTTGACGACGTTGACTCCGTCTCGCTGACAATGACCATTCCTCCGTATGGTCGAGGCTTTCGTGGAACGACTGCTGCTGCCCACGCATCGGGTACTCGGGTCATCTCAAGCCCCATGTTCCCCCGTGGTTTGGTGAAGCAAGCCGTCAACGAATCGATTGCTGGTGTGTTCCCCGATCTGTGGGGGGTTGGCACAACTTCATTCACGTTCTCTGCCGCACGCAACACCTACAGCATGCCGACAGGTGCCAAGGACATCCTGGCAGTTTCGTGGTCAACGACTGGCCCCACCAAGGAGTGGATGCCCGTTCGTCGTTGGCGACTCGACCGGAATGCCAACACCACAGCATTTGCTACGGGTGCCTCACTCAGCATCTATGACGCCATTCTTCCTGGTCGCACCATCCAGGTTGTGTACACCAAGGAGCCGACACAGTTGAGTTCTGACTCTGATGTCTTCACTACGGTGACTGGGCTGCCTGCTTCTGCGGAGGACGTTATCCGTCTTGGTGCTGCATACCGCATGGTTCCGTTCTTCGACTCCGGTCACTTGTCTGGCATGTCTGCTGAGGCTGACTTCTCAGCCAACATGCGCCCGACTGGAGGATCGAGCCAGCTCGGTCGCTACCTGATGCAGTTGTATCAGATGCGACTGGCCGAAGAAGCAAACGGACTTCAACGCATTTACCCGACCCGTAGCCACTACACCCGATAGGAATACGGATGGCACCATCTCGCTATTACTCATCTGTTGCCCGTCGCACGACGCTGACGGCTGACATCTCTGCCGTTGCCACAACTATCACGGTTGCTGCTGCTACGGGTTATCCAGGCACCACGCCGTACACCTTGATCATCGATCAAGATACGGTCAATGAGGAAGTTGTTGAAGTAACTAGCCGCAGCGGTACAACGCTGACCGTTACTCGAGGCGTGGATGGTACGTCCGGTATCGCCCATACTGCGGGTGCGGCGGTGGAGCATGGTGTTTCTGCCCGTGACTTTGCTGATAGCCGGAGCCATGAAGCTGCGTCTGAGGCTGTGCATGGCCTGGGTGCTGGGTCAGCTGTGGTCGGTGTGACAGACACGCAGACTCTCACGAATAAGACTCTGACTTCGCCCACTATCAATGGTGCGACTGTTTCTGGCACGGTCACGGGTGGCACGTTGTCGGGGCAGACGATCACGAGTGGCACGCTGGGTTCTGATCTTGCTGCTGGTAGTAACAAGATCACGGGTCTTGCTGATCCGTCGTCTGCTCAGGATGCTGCGACGAAGAATTTTGTTGAGACTGGTGTTACGTCGCAGGTTGTGGCGGCTACGACTCAGGCCACTAATGCCGCCGCGTCTGCTAGTGCGGCTTCTACGTCGGCCTCTAATGCGGCTTCGTCGGAGTCTGCTGCTGCTTCGTCACAGACGGCTGCGGCTGCTTCTCAGTCGGCTGCCGCTGCTTCTCAGTCTGCTGCTGCTACGTCGGAGTCGAATGCGGCTACGAGTGCAAGTAATGCTGCGTCTAGTGCGTCTGCTGCTTCCACGAGTGCTAGTAAT